AATATATCTTTTAGTATCATTGGCATCAATATCTTCATTTAAATAAACTATGACTACTTTAGCTCCTTCTTTAACATAGGCAATACTACACGCTCTACCAAGTCCACTATCTCCTCCTGTAATAATAGCTACTTTTTCTTCTAGTTTTCCACTACCTTTATAATTAGGATTATCAAATACAGGAAGTGGATCCATCATATATTCCATTCCAGGTTGCTTATCCTGAGATTGTTCTGGAGCTAGTATATTATAAACAGTACTCTTCACTCCAATATCCCCATTATATTTATAATAATTATTTCCAAACCTATAATCGTAATTCATTTGTACCTCCAATATATAATATGAAAGCAAAAAAAAAACGAACTATAAAAGTTCGAATAATTTAAAATGGTGCCCGAAGTCGGAAGATATAAAAGCACAAATTCTTTATAGAATAAGGGTTTTGTAAACTATTTTTTATAAATTACTCTTAATTTTTACACTCATTTCACCTATTTAGGAGTAATTTTGGAGTAATTTTTGCTAAATAAAATTATGAATAATTTAGAATGTAGAAAACAAGGATTTAATAAATGGATATGTAAAAGATCTGGTAAGGAAATCTTACTTGTTCAATGTAAGAATTGTCCTTATAAAGAATATAAAAATGCACAATATTCTAAAAATATAGTGCAAAATTATGCAAAAAAATGCAAAAAAAATGCAAAAATGCACAATAAATTACAAAATACTGTGCAAATTAAGAAAAGAACTTCAAAATTAAATAAATTAGAAAGAGATAGATTTAGTTTATTTACTGATGATGATTCTAAATGTATGTTGTGTGGTTCTACTTATCAATTAACCTGGAATGAAATATTTAGAGGTAAAAATAGGCAGTTATCAATGAAATATGGGCTATGTCAAAGACTTTGTTTATCTTGTCATATGAAGTATCAGGAAGACCCTGTTTTCAATGAATTTTGGCATAAAAAAGGGCAATTAGAGTTTATTAAGAATCATCCTGAACTAGACTTTGTAAAAATCTTTGGTAAAAACTATCTAAAATAGATTGTGGAAAAAACATTTTTAGTATATAATGACAAATAGGAACACAACCTTTATAGTTAGGTGTTAGCCTCCACGATTCATGATATAGTCGAGGAGGTGATAGGATGTATAAGCTATATTTCAATTTAAAATCCAACTTGTTTTGGAATACCTGATAATAGGTCTGTTATTTTTAGCAGTTATTCTTTTTATCATCATAGCATTAGGCATCATATTAAAAAAATAGCACCTAACTTCTTCTTGAAGTTAAGTGCGAACCATATATAGTGGAGACACACCTAACGAGAACAATTTAGGTTGTGTTCCATTTTATTTTATGCTAATACATAAAATATATACTCTCTTCTGTGAGTGCTTACTATAATAACACTCTTAATGTGAGAAGTCAAATAAATCTTTTAATTATTAAAAGTATTATTTACCTATTCTCTAATAATATTTTACCATAATGATATCAAATTACAATACTTTTTAAATAAATTCTTTTATTAAATTGTAATCTACTGCAAATGGTTTACCATTATTTATTGTAATAAAGTAATAATCTTCTACTAGCTCTACTACTACCTTACTACACTTTATTTCATACTTATTGGTAAACCTTTTCATTTCTTTTTTATTTAATCTTTTAATTATCATAATTTCCCCCTTTTCTTGCAACATATTATACTACAAAATGCAATAAAAATCGAGAAATACCATTCGACAAATTTCGACAAAAAAGAGACTCTAGTTTTTTCTAGAGTCTTTCTTAGTTAATATATATCTTTTTAAATCTACACAGGACATATCTTCAAGTGGTTTTATTCTTGATTTGAAATTTTGTAAATACTGTTTAAAATCTTCCTCACTTCTCGTGATTTCTATATTTTTATCAGTGCCATTTTCTCTTTCAATGATCATAAAATAATAATGATTAAATTTGTTTGAGAAATCTATCATTGTATTGACTACTTTTTTCTTATCTACTGCGATATCTAGTCCTTGCCAAGTATATGCTACATTTGCATAAAGTTTAAACACTTTTTATTCCTTCTTTCTGCTTAATATTTGAATCCATATTCGACCAATTTAGCTAAAGTAATTGCTCCAACATTTCCATCTGATTCAAGACCAGTTCTCCTTTGGAACTCTTTTATACTTGCCATAATGTACTTACCGTAGTAATTACCTAAAGCTTTTTTATTTGTATATACAGGAAATACTCTATACATAAATTCTGCTATTTTACCAATATTTTCGTGATTATCACCATAACCAAACCAACCATTCTCATCAAAGAATTTTTTATCTGATGTTTCATTATATTCTATGTTGTCGGTATGTTCGAAGTTAATACCTCCTGCATCTGCTACTTTACTAAAGTTATCATAGATATAGGCTACTTCTTCAGGTTTCTTAGCATTCCCTTTAATTACCCAGGAACCATTGCTATTTTCTACCCATGAATTGCTTTCTCCTCTTCCTAAGGATACATGTAAATGGTTAGCTGTAGCTCCGTCAGTTCCTTCCCAACCGATTATATCACCTGCTTTAATAATATCTCCTACTTTATATTTAGATGTCTTACAATTATCATTCCAATGTGTAAGTGTCATCCATACATAGTCTATAAATGTTGGTGTTTTTACTTTCTTTGTTGATACCAACCATATTGTATTAGTAACTGGACTATTTATGCCTTTAATAGCAGTTACTTTCATATCTACGGGAGCGAAGAAACATGATTGTCCACCATCAACTCCTGCTAAATCAATTGGGTAATCAGTAGGTGTTCCATGTGAATGTTTATAATGTGATGTCTCGCCATCATAGTTTTGCGTTACCCTTATTGTTTCCATTCCTAAATAGAATTTTTTCATAATTATTACTCCCCTTTATTTTTATTTGTTTGATAACCTATATAGAAGCCAATAACAGATGTTGCAACTGTTATAAATGCTGATACTATTGTTTTAGCTATATCTTCATCAGCAAATTTTGCAACCACATAACCAAAGGATGCTGAAAATACAATTGTAATTATAAATGTAATTACACTCTTTAAATTCATATATTCACCTTCCTTCCTATTTCAATCCTATTTTTACAGCTACAATTATTAAAACTGCTTCAATAATAAAAGATATGATCTGATTTATAACATTGTCATATCTTTTTTGTGGCTTACTTTCTATTTGTGTAAGTCTTTTATCTAATTGTATTATTTGCTTTTCATTATTTATTGAGCGATTTTCTGTATCATCAAGTGTTTTCTTTATAGATTTATAATCTTGTTCATCAAGCTTAGTTTCTATTTTAATTAATCTATCTAATACTTCTCTTTCAAAATTTTTTTCCATTTTCTTTTCCTTTCTTTAGTCTATTTTTTCTATACATAACCAAGTATTATCGCCATAAGCTCTTATACTTCCTCCACCACCACAATCAGCCATTATTTTAATGACATCATTTTCTTGCACTTCTATTATTGTATTTGGTACACTGCCAGTTAAATAACTTGAAGTTCCACCATTTATCATTGAAGATACACAAGTATTGTTTTTAAATATTCTCGTCCATAAATAGTATGAACTAGCAGGCCAGCCATCTATAAATACAGCTCCACTTACTCTAATATGATGTATTCCTGCACCTATTTTGATACCGCCATTAGATAATGTGAAATTTCCTTTTTTTCTATCAAATTGATTAAGATTAACAAAATAATTTGATGATATTGTTTGTGCGTAAGTTGTAGTAGCTACGCAATATTCATGTGTTATTATATCTTTTAATTTATATCCTGATTCTCCTATATATGCATTTTCATTTATTCTAGTCATATAAATGACATTTAATATCTATTTTATCTATTATTCCAACTATTCTTATAACCAACTATTCTAATAGGTATTAACATATCATTTTGAGTAACATTAACATAGCTATCATTTCTTATCCCATAGCCAACACAGTTATCAAAATATACTTGATTGTTTCCTTGAAAATTAACACTTCTACCTGCTACTAAATCTCGACCAGCTACTTGCCCATATTGAGCTACAGAGCATCTTATCAAAATTCCAGGAAATGGTATTTCACTGATAATACATGTTGCATCTCCTCTATTTATTTTATAAATGATTTTAAACCAGCTACAACCTTGATAATCAACATTTAATGTTTGGCTAGAAAAATCTTGACTATCATTAGGATTAGTCCAAAGAACATATCCTTTAGAACATATATCCCAGTTTGCAGCTCTATCTGAAATGTTTTTTAATGAAGTTAATTCGTTATAAGAATTTTCTACTATGAACTCTTTGTTTATTTTTATTTGTCCCATAAGACTTGCTTATGCTATTCTATGCCACCTTATTATTACTTTACTTGGTTGGATATTATTATGTGGTTGATTACCACCTGTATTAGATGTTATACAAGAACCATCATATCTTGTAGAATCATTCCAACCATTAAATCCTCTTGAGTTTCCTTGATTTGTGTACCAGGGTAATTGATGATCGTGTGGTGGCATTTCATTTATTGTAAGTAGATGTTTTTCTTCACCTATATTAGCTCCAACTGTTGCGAATGTTCCACTATTTCTTGAAACTAATACTTGCCCTTCTGTATCTTCTACCCAAGTTCCATACCAACTATATGCTGTATTAGGATTAAAGTTTGGATTACTTGTTTCATAATAAGTTCCTATGGGATAGAATATATCAAATATTGATTGTCCTACCCCTAGCATAGAATACCTCCAAGAGATGGATTAGATATTAAATATCTTCCACCTCTCTTTCGTAGGAGGTTAGAGCATAATTTGCTCCCCCCCCCCAGTTAATTTTTTAAACATTTTCCACATCCTCCTTTATTTTATTTATATATAAATACTTCACCCCATGCCTCAATTAGATCTTCAAATATTCCTATTATTGGAATACCAGGAGTAGAACTTGTTTCATAAGTTTTTACTAATGCTAAATCCTCTACTTTGAAAACAAAATCATATATTTTTGTATAATCAAAATTACTTCCTAATAATCCATCAAAAGAATATGTATTATCGCTTTGAGATATTGTTGGAGTTAGTGTTTGCCATGTTTCAGTTCCTGTCCATGATGTACCTGATTCTTTATATTTAAAACTTAAAGTAAGTACATTAGGTGTATTATTAAAGTTTCCTTTAAAGTAATTACCATCTATTTCTGCATATAAGTCATTTCCTGTTTGATTAGTTCTATATAATCTTACTGGAGATATGGATAGTGGTGTATAATCTAACATTGTTAAATCACTTACATATCCATATCCATCATAAGTTCTAGTATCTACTGCTTTACCAGTAAATGAATTTGTTGAAACATTTGTAAAAGTATAATTAAAATTGCCTGAATAGTTAGCATATTCTCCAGTACCTGCAGATATTTGAGTAGCACTAATTGAAGAACTTCCTCTAGGTGTTGCTGTTAAACTAACTTGTACATCTGATATTCCTTTGATAATTGTTTTATTTGTACTATCTCCTGTTAAATCTTGTATTGTATTACCAGTATCTAATGTTTTATTTGTATCTACTCCTACTACTGAAACAATAGGCTTAACTCTATCTTTACTAGCATATACAGTAAATCCACAACTTTTAGTTTGACCTATTTGTGTGCCACCATTATATGTTGTACAATAAATAGTTCCTGAACCTGATGGACTATTTGGTATTTGGCTATAAAAACTAGATGGAATTGTCCATGTTGCACTATCGCCAACACCTGTTGCTATTGTTCCTGATAAATTACCAAATTGATATGTAAGTGTATGAGTAAATGACCCTGACTTTCTATTTGTATAGATTGTCATAGTTTCTTCTATATTAGCTGTTGTTGCACTAGGTTCACTTGCTCTAGGTATTGTTGGTAAAGTAAAGGAACCATCTAAATATGCATCTCCCAAAGTCCATGGTGTATCTGTAGTCATTGAATAATAAGCAGTACCAGTACCATCTGCATTGTGTTGTATAGTTTCAGTTTTTGTTCCTCTTAATGTTCCACTACTATATGAACTTAATGAATTAAATGACCCTACATTGGAACCATTAATATATACATATGAAGTGCCACCACTACCACTATATCCATCTACTGAACCAACATAACCATAATATGTTATAGTAGATGTATTATTAGCTATATCTTGTGATATATCATAATAAAGTGTTTCCTTAAAATGTGAACCATTTTTTCCATTGAAATAAGCTTCTTTTAGAAAATTAGCCATACTACTCACCTACCCAAAACAATCCCCAGCCAACTTTTGTTGGATCTGATATTGCTTTTGTTTTTTCTACTCTTATTGGCTTTTGAACATAGAATTTTCTTACTGTCATATTTTCTGCATTAACACCATCACTATCAGCTCTTAATACTTCATCATTGTTTCTATATACAACTAAGCCATTATTATCTAAAATCAATCGTATAATACTATCGGTTTTGTTGATTTTTAACCCTTCTATATCAAATGTATATCCTGTACCTGTATCGAACTTAACAACACCATTTACTAATTGTTGATTTATAATTTGTATTTCATACGCTGTAGATGTTTGATTTGCTTCTACTGTGTTTTTTATTTCCTGGATTTGTTGGTCTGTCGCTGTTTTATTGTTTTCAGCAGTAGCCTCTACTTGTGTAATATAAGTGTAATTATCATCAACTCTAGCATTTATTGAATTAGTAGTTGTTTCTAAAGTTGCATTTGTAACATAACCTTCTTTAACATCTTTTTCAAAGTGATTAAGCTCTGCTGTTGTATCAGCACTGACCATATCATCCGTATAGTCCGTATAAGGTATCCAATCTAAAGCATTAAAAACCCCTTCTGTTCGCTTTGATCTGCAACGATAATATTTACCACCATTTAGCCAAACATCGCCTATTTCGTATAACGGTGTTGGTTGCTCTATAAAAATTACTCTTTTGTTATCTGCTGTATCTGCTGATGAACTTTCAATTGCTAAGACTTCATTTGTCTTATTATCAATTACTTCAGACCACTCAATAGTAGTGATAGAAATACTATTTAATATTTCTTGCATTGTTAAAGTATCGCTTCCTGCATTGTAAAACAAAACAACTAAATATTTTGCATCACTACCAGTAGTAAATATTTCTTGGGTATTATTATTGTTTTGTACTATACCATTTACTGACATACTAATTGTTGGCACTTCTGTTGTATAAGAAACACTAAATCGCGTACTTTTAATTTTAGATATAGTGTAAGTTGTATTTTCACTACATGGTATATATAACGATCTGAAGTTATTGTTTCCAGTAATTCTTGGAGTATTTACTGTTGCAAAACCATTTAATATATTTGCATTATCCTTATCAAAGAGGTTTATGATTTGGTATTTGTAAGATTTGCCATGTTCCTTGTCATAATATAAGTCCCCCAAATGATCTTCTTCTGTAGTAAAAACAGGTTGTGTTTCAGTTGGAATACCATTAAAAAACCAAGCTGTAATGTTTCCATCAGCTTGGCTTGGGTATTCTTTTAAACTTCTATTTATTATATCTATAAATCTTTGAAATTGAACTTCTACATGATTTAATGTTTCTTTCATCAGTTGTATTGCTTTTCTATCTTGGTCTAATCCATCAAGATTGTATCTTCTTCTTAATTCCTCTGCAGTGAAGGATTTTTTTCTATCTTGTATGTTCATTAATAAACCCTCCCATCTTTAACAGTGAATCCTAATTGTGTTAATATTTGTTCTTTTTCTTTTGATGTTAAGTTTTGATTATTTATGTATTTAATTATATCTTTATCATAATTGGTAAAACTCTTATAATACTGTTTTATAAAAATTGCTTTTTGAGGAACACTCATATTTAAAGAATTTATATATTTAATAGTTTCATCCTTATCATTTGTTGTGTTATTTCTTATATCAGTTATTTTATTTTTATAAGTTGTATATTTATCATATGAAGCTATTTGTTTAATAACTGAATATTTTTCTGGATTATTATATGAATAATCTATTTCTTCTTTATTCAAATAATAATTAGATGCTGTTCCACCATCATTTATATATTGATTTATTTTGTTGTAATTATTAGAAATTTCAGTTCCTAACACTTCATTTTCAGCTTTGTTATAAGCATAATTTACTATGTTATTGATAACATCAGCTTTATCATTATCAGACATATTCTTATATTTACTGTCTTTTAATAATTCACTTATTGATTTTTCTATTATATCGCCAGATATTTTTTGATATTTTTCTCTTTGTTGTGAGTTTAATGTAATTTTTTCACCTTTATTTATGTAATGAGGTGCTACTCTTGGCATTATAGTAGTATCTCCAGTTTCTTTATAAAGTCTATATATTTCTTTAGCACTATCACTAATATTTTCGGTATTTACATTAGCTGGATTTAAGAACACATTAAAGATATTATTCTTTCCACCATATTTTTGTATTTCTCTACCCATTGTATCTACACTTGGAGCTAATGTCTTATTTAATCCTGGAATCTTAGATTTTATTTTATTAACTGATGTTTCTAATGGTTTATTATATTCGAATGTTTGTCTTTGTGTACCATCAGTCATATCAGCTATTTGTTTTACAAATGTTGGTATTGTTCTAGAAGGTAATTCCATAATTGCTTCTTGAACTCCTGTTGCAACCCCTTTATTGTTATTAAATACAGTATTTAAACTTTCTAAGAATGACTGTTGTAATAAAATGTTACCTGCTGTATCTAATGAACTTAATACACTATCATACAATGTAGCATCTTCTTTTTGTTTATTAACTATATTAGATGTTATAGATAGTGGTGCTGCTATTGGTTGAGCCCAATCATAAGTAAATGTTTTACCACCTATTTTTATTGAATAAGAACTAATTCCTAGAGTATTTTTCAAGAAGTTTGCTGTATCTTTGTCATCATCACTTTCTCCTGTTGTTATTCCTGCTTTAGCAAGTGCATACCCTAGTATATATAACATAGTTCCTGCTGTTGCTTTACCTAAGTCTTGTACAAATTGATGTTGCATTTGTGGAGTATATTGTCCATTAGATAATGATTTCTTTAAATTGTTTCCTTCAATTATTGCTTTAACCATACCTGCTGGAGAATAATCAACTATTGCTTTAGTTAAATTGGCTGGAGTTTTAGCAAATGGAATAAGTACATCACCTAAACCATATCCTTTAAATCCTATTTTATTTAAGCCTCTTCTTACTCCTAAAACAAACTTAGTATATTCATTGTTATCATTCCAAGTTCTTGATAAAGCTTCTTGATGTGCTATATCGATCATATCTTGAGTTATTTCATTTGTATTATTTAAAATCATTTGGTTTTGTAATGAGTTTTCAAATGATGATTGACTAAATATTCTATCTCCTGCATCCATTACAAAATTAAGTAATCTATCTACTCTATTCAAAGTTCTTCCTATTGCTGTTTTTTCATTAAATGATTTGCCTTCTCCTATTTCGAACCTATTACCTTCCATATCTCTAGTATTTATGCCTTTTTTATAGTCATTATATGATTCATAAGCTCCTTGTTTCATACCTTTTAGTATTGCCTTTACATTTGCTTTTCCTGTTGTTCTAACACCTGTTTTCTTAGCAATCATTTTATCAGCATAACTAGAGAACATATCTCCAAAATAATTAACTGGTGCTATTAAACCATTTCCCATTACATTTCTTACTTGTGTTTTGGGATTAAATAACATTGATATTCTCATCCATGCTTTAATTGCTTTACCTTTTTCAGCTGGTAATTTATCAGTCATCATTTTTTGGATTTCTGCAAGTTTTACTCTCTTATCATAACCATCATCCATATTTTGGATTTCTTTCATGTTGTCAATAATAAATTGAACTTCATCTGGAGTTAGATCAAACTCATCTCTATGTTTTTCTATCCATTCTTGTGATTTATTTTTAACCATTACATTATAAGCTTCGCTTAACTCACTTTGAGCATATTTTACCATACCTTCTGGAGTTAATCTTGACATTATATTGAATGCTTGTACTGTTTGACCTGCATTAGTACCAATTTCTCTCATCTTTTTAGCTACTTCTACCATTGATTCATAATCTTCTGCATCCTGGTATTGTTTAAGTAATATCCATCCTTCTGCAATATCTGTTGAACTTGCTTTTTTAGAATCTTGTTGAAACCATCTTAAAGTTTCAGCTTGTCCATCTTTATCTAATCTTTCTTTAGCTCTTGATAAACTTTCTTCATTAGATATTCCTTCATAATATTTGATATCTTCTTCATCTTTTAGTAATTCTCTACTTTCTTCAGTTAGAAATTTACTCTTTTCAGTAGCATTTTTATAGAAAGAACTTTCTTCAGTAGCATTTTTATTATTTCTTTTAACTTGTGGTAATAATGGTGTAGTATTTGCATCTTCTTTAGTTATTTTTGATATTTCATTTGGATTTAATATTTTCTTTGTTGGTATATTTTTCTCGTTTTGTTGCATATTATATTTTGTAGGTAATGATATTTGACTTTTTGTTCGATTTATGGTATCATTATTTGCAGAAGGGATGTTCTCAAAATCCTGGTATTCACTACTTTGTAGTGAACCTGGGCGAGGCATTCCTTTTTTGTTGTCTAAATATTCAAATTGATGATAATAAAATTTCTTATTTAAACTTTCATTATTTGTTATTTCTTTAACAACACTTCTAATAAATGCATTGCCTTCAGTATCATATGCTTTAACAGGTGTCAAAAAGTGATGATATAGTATGTTTTCATCACCTAAATTTTCTGTTGTTTGAAAATAAATTCCTTCTTCTAAAATACTTTCAAGTGTTGCATATGTATTAGCTTTGTTTTCAGAAGTATTATTATTAAAAGTTTTCTTTATTCCAGATCTACCAATTTCAATTATTGATTGAATATCTTTATTGTTGATTTCTGTATATTCATTAGGATTAGGTGCATATAATTGTATTGCACTTTTTTTTGCATTTTGTGTTTTTTCATAAAGATTATTTCCTTCAATTAAGTTATCAACATTTAATATTTTAGGATTTTGATTATGCCCTGCCAATTTTTGCATTTTTGTATCATTAACAATTCTAACACCTTTTTTATGTGTAATATCTAATGTTTGAGCTACTTCTAATAATGTGTTTCTATCAATAGAACCTGTTGCATTTTCATATTTGTCTATTGTTTCTTGACTAACAACATTATTTTCAGTAGTTGGTAATTTTATATCCTGTTTAAAGTCTTTTACTGTTGGTATAGTTAGTACTTTTGCATATTGCCCCTGTGTTGGATCTATCCATGCTATATCATTTATCGGTACTTGTTTAGAATATATCTTACCATTACCAGAATAGCTTTCTGCTTCCATTTTTGATGGTGATACAAATACGCCATTTTCTATAGGATATGAACTATATACTGTTATCATACCATTTCTTATTGCATTTTCTATATCTTGTCTAGTTAAATCTGGATTAAATTCATCATAATCTATGTAATCGCTATCATTTATTGTTTCTTCTAATGTTTTAATATCTTCTACATTTCTAATACCTGTATGATAATCATCTTGCATAGGATTAGATTTTTTTATTATATCTAACTGGCTTTGTTTTAATGAATTGCCATTATTAAAAGGAATATTGTTTTCTTCCATATATTCCTTTACATATTTGTTATATAATTGTTCTGCTTTTGCAGTATCAGCAAAATCTAAATCATTATCATAACTCATTATATCAGTTATTGAATCGTTTATGTCTTGCTGTGTTGGATTAGTAATATTGTGTTCCTCTAAATATTCTTTAAAGCTCTCTATCATTGCTTCTCTTTGAGATTCAGATTCTTCTAATATTCTATTTCCTTGTTGTTCTAATTGTTCTTCTAGTGTGTTTATTCTTCTATTAGTTTCTTCTTGCGTTTGTTGATTTTTAATTTCTTGCTGTCTTTTATTAAATTCTTGCAAATTTTCTAATGGATTCGTATTTTCATCAGTAGCAATATTAGTATCTATATTAGTGTTAGTATCAACATCTATATTTTGATTAGTATTTATATTCTCATTTATAGGTATATTTAAGCCATTTTGAGATGTATTTTGTGTTTCAGGTATATTTATATTATTTTGTGTGTTTTCATTGATATTTGCTTCATTTCTATTGATATTTTCATTATTTCTTATTGTATTATTAGCATGAGCTATTCCATCTATATCAATATTAGTATTATTTCCATTTCTTATTGTATTATTAGCATGAGCTATTCCATCTATATCAATATTAGTATTATTTCCATTTCTTATTGTACTAGAAATATCACTTATACTTGATGGTGCTTCTAATATACCTGTAGTTATACATGTAACAATTATTGTTTTAAGTAAATCTTCTTTTGATGGTAATTTACCAGAAGCTTCAGCAAAGTTTCCTAATGCGTCTTTTTGTTTATTATATTCATATGTAAATTGTTTTAAGTATGGATTTATTATATCTGATAATACTTCTTCTGTAGATTCACCTACTAATTTATAACCAGATTTTAATAAAGCTTTTGATAAAGTTTTAGATGGTTGTTCTAATCCTTCGCCTATTAGTTTTTCGAACCATTTATCTAATCCTTTACCTTTTGTTCCTTTAACACCTGGAATACCACTTGTAACCCATTCTGTCATGGTTTCTACTGCAGCACTTCCAGCAGCATATCTTCTTGCTTCACTTTGAGTAGCTCCATTTTGATATGCTTCTTGTAATGCTTGACCATATGATGTTGTATATATTGGTGCACTTTGAACACCTAAATTATATAGTTTTGCTAATTTACTAGCTTCTGCTGTTTTAGCTGGTATCATGCCTTTACTAATATCATTTGTAAGTAATAAATTTACTGATTGACCACCTAATTCACTAACAACTTGTCCTGCCAAGTTATTTTCTTTAACTAAAGATTTAGATTCGATTAAATCTTTATAATCTTCTTTTCCTACTGCATTCATAAGTTTGTTAGTATAATCTGTTTTTATCATTTCTTGTCTAGATTTATTTTTTGCTTCATTTATTTCTTTTTCAGTCTTACCTTTATGCATTCCCACTGCTTTTTCTAGTTTAGTATTTATTCTATCAGATATACCACCAGTTCTATCAGCAGCCCAATCATGTAGTCCTTCTATTCTATGTAAAGCTCCTTCACCAAATATTTGAGCTGTACTTAATGCTGTATTTCCAATAGTTTCTGCTTTCTTACTTGTTGGTAATCTTCTAAAAGCATCAAGTTTTACTAATGCTTCTGGTGTATTTTCTACTACTTTCTTTCCAATGTTATACATATCTTTAATTCGATTTACTGGTGAATCAAATATCATCCTTGTTGTTGGTAAATTTATTGCTTTTTTACCTATATCTATCGCTTGTTCTAATACATTTTTGTTTTTATTTGTATTTGTATTTGAACTAGGAAGATTTATTTCTTGCAATGCTCCAAAACCACCAGAACTTTTTACATCATTTTCATTTTTCTTCTTTTTTGTTATTGTACCGTCATCATTTAAAAAATAATGTGCCATAGAAGTACCTCCTATCTAAAGCCACCGTTTATTTGTTTATATGTTCTACTTGAACCATCCCAAACCCATCTAGTACCATCAGGTGTCTTCCAAATGTTTTGTGTTTTACCTTTAACATCCATAGTATCGCCTGTTTTAGATAATGTGCCATATCCACTAATTCCTTTTGGTTGATATCCATTTGAGAATGTACCATATTTTTGTGCATCACTTAAACCACCAGTTAGTGCCGCTATAGCTGAACCTGTTACTGCATATGGATTATTTATATTGCTTACATCACTACCAGTTGGAGATGTTAAATATACATCTTCGCTACCACTACCACCTGATCTTGAACTTCCTCCACTAGAGCTACCTGATCCTCCACTATATCTAGCATTAGCAGCTGCTTGGCTTAAAGCAAATTCTCTTTCCCATTGTTCTTGAGCTATTCTTGCTTGTTCTTGTTTGAACTTCATTTCTTCTTCCCATTGTCTTATAGCTTCTTGTCTAGCCTTTTCTTCTTGAATTTGTGAATATAATGTATTGTATCTATTGTTATAATCACTATCTAAGTTTTGATTATTAGATAATCTATTTTGTTGTGTATCACTAACATAGTTGAAGCTTCTTAATGCTTCTTGTTGCTGTTGCTCTAATATTTTAAGTGCAAGTTCTGCTTTTAATGTATCATTGTTTAAATATGCTTCTTTTATTGCATTATCGAACTGTAATTTCGCATCTTGCATCTTTGCTCTTGCTTGAGCTGTTCTATTTTGTTGAGTAGTCCATGCTTGAGATTTAACTGTCTCACTATATCCTGCTCTATTTAATCCATTTTGAGCTTGTATTTCTGCTTGTACTCCATATGGATTTATGAAGTCATAATAAGCATTTTTACTAGCTTGTGCTTCTTTTTGATATTCTCTTTCTGCTTTTTCTTTATTTTGATTTTGTAAATCTACTTGAAAAGCAGTTTGTTTATCATAAATATCATTTTGAGTATTTTGATAGTTATTTAAAAATTCTCTTTGACTATTTGAATATTCTGTATTCTTGTTTAGCAAATCATCATAAGTTTTATTTGATTGATCTATTGCTGCTGCTCTTTCATTTGCTAGTTTTTGATATCTTTCATCTTCACTCATCTATATTCCTCCTTACCTCTTTACATAGCCACCAATGAAAGCTTCCAAAGTACATGAAAAAAGTCCAAACGGTTTGTTTGAACTAAACTCTAATTGTAGCCATTTCCATTTTTTCTCTTTTACTCTATATACTATATAGCCTTTTTCATCATTATATGTTCCTATTTCATTTTCTCTTATTTCTGTTTTGGTTTTTAGTTTAATAGCATCATTTTCCATTTGTTTTACTGATGCTGTTCCACCTCTTTTATTTGTTATCTTTCTATAACTATCATACTTAAATGTATCTTTTGCTGTTGTCCATTTACTGAATATCGCTTCTTCATTATCTGTTATACCTTCTAATATATAGATTTCTCCATCGCTATTACCTAGATATAAATCATTTTGATATTCTGTTATATAGTTTATATCAAATGGTAATTCCCAATAGAACCACTCATATTCAGCTTTATTTTGTGTTTTTTCATATAAGTTCCTACTATCTGCTAGGAATATCTTACTATCTACTAAACACATTAAATATCCTCTATATTCAGCTATTTTTATGTTTTGATAATCAGTATTACTTATTAATCTAGAATCTACTAAGCTTGATCTATGGTCTAGTATTTGGTCATTTCCTAGATTCTTTCCTATTGCTTCTAATCCATTTCTACTAAAGAAGCATATATCATCATTAAAGTTTACTCCAGTTGAAATACATCCTGTTGAGATGTTTCCTGTTTCACTTGGATATATCTTACCTAATTTATAGTCGATAGTAGGTGTTAAATAGAATGCATTTGAGCCATTTTGAACTGTTTCTTTAAATACCCATAAAATACCATTACCTGGTATTAAAGTCTTTACAGCAGCCATATCTAGCCCTACAGTAGAGTATCCTACATCACTAACATATCTTGGATCTTCTAGTTCTGTATGAAATACTGTATTAGGGTAGTCTGGATTACCACTAAAGAAGATTCTATTATCAAACTCTACTGATATAGTACATTTCTTTACTCTATTTGCCATTTCACTATTAGCTTTTGAATAAGTTATGATTACATTACTATCTCCATCTTCTAGTGGTGCTGGTGGAGCTTCATTGAATGTTACTACGCCATTTGTTCTATCTACAGTAAAATCTACTGCTTCAAGTTTATCTATACCATTTACTGTTGCATGCATTATATAAGTTGCTGCTGGATCTAAATCATATGTATCTAGGTGATATTCTGTACTTTCTCCATCTGCAACGAATCCATTTTTTCTTAAACTTGTTAAGCAGTTGATATCTTGGTATACATAATCAACATCATCTTTATAAATTGCTCCAGATGGTGTTGTTCCTAATCTTGTTATTGGTATTGTTCCCACTACATTTTGACAAGTAGTTCCATCATATTCTAGATAGTTAATACCATCATGTATAAATAAAATACTATTAAATACATGAAACATACTAAATGCTGGTTTCATACCACTAAATAGTTCTGTTTTTTCTACTGGACTATTAGGATAATTAGTCCATCTATATAATTTTGTACCTGCATGTACTATTACTTGTATTGTATCTTGTATTTTATAAAAAAAGAGACCAAATATTTGACTACCAAAATCTCCTAGTAGTGTCATACCTGGTCTTGTTTCTATTCCTTCGCCATCATCATAGTTTTTCCACATATTAACAGAATCAGGGCTTCTATATAAATTAACCTCGTTATTACTAAAATCTACTCCTCTGAAATTGCTATATTTTCTATTTACTGTTTCTACTGCCATTAGTCAATCGCCTCACTTGTATCAATGAAGATTAAACCATTTGTAGTTCTTGAATCTAACATTTGCTTTAATTCATTGTATCTTGATGAGTAATAAGCACCGTAATTAGTAGATGGATCGCTTTTTAGCATATCTCCTGCTATACCAAATGGCATTACTTCAAGTGCATCTTGGTCTAATTCAAATTCATATGTATCATCATCTTCATCTTCTGCAATTAGTTCAGGATATTTATAGTAATAAATCTCTACATTGCCTTTATAGTCTTCATCAAATATTATTGTTTTACCAATTACTTCATAACTACAACCTAGTATTTTATATACTTGTCTCATATCACTTGGAAAGTTATACACATTACCGGTTGCACTTGTTTCTGTATTGTATGCAGTTTTAGCATGTATTGGTTTTATTCTAGCAAGTTCATTTAGTACTACATTAGTACAATCATTGATTTTCTTTTCATAATCAGGATCATCTGTTAATCTTGTTGCAGTATCATCACTTAATTCTTCAATTAAACGATATACTTGCTCTTTCATTTCTTTTAGAGTCATATAGCACCTCCTATTTAATATTTTCTAATTCTTTTATTGCTTCATCTACAGAAACAAAACTTTCTACTGGTTTTATATATCCTCTACCCTCATCTTCAAATATTAGGATATCTCCTTCTTGTAAATCTATTTCTGTATGATATTCACTTTTAAAGTTTTCTCCCTTTATAGTAGTTATTGATTTAAACTTTAAATCTTTCAATTCTTGTTTTACATTATCATTTTCGTATTCAAACTTTGTTGTTTTATCTACTCTTATACCAGGCATCATATCGATACTTGGTTTACTTATAAACTTTTCCATAATTTCTCCCTTCTAGGTCGCAGGGAGTGGAATTGCACCACTCTTGAGCTATTCCCACGATATAAGGGGATTTGATCCCCTATAATTAAGCAGCTAAAGGTACTTTAACAACTTGGATTCTTGCTTCATCGATAACTTTAGAACCGAATGTATCAAGACCACGAACGATATCTTTGAACTTCTTTTCAGCTCTTAAAGCTTCAACTTCATTGATTTGTCCAGCGAAAGCAATAGCTTTTTTACCACGAACATCACAATAAGCATATTTAGTAGTTCCTGTAGTATCTTTTGCCATATTGTTTGACATAACTACTTCGAAACCATCATACATACCAACAATACCTTTTTTGATATATTCTGGGTTATTAGTTGATAATGTAATTAATTGATTTTTGAATAAGTTATATACATCTGGAGTTATTTCGATAACACCATCTTCATCAAAGTTTCTTTCTCTTAATGCAACGATTGCACCATCGATAGCAGCTTTAATGTTAGCTTCAGTTCTACCAGCTGCAGTAGTAATGTTTCCTGCAGTAGAAATACCTTTTATTAAGTTAGCTACATATGTATCTCTAGCAACAGCTAAACCATGTACAGCTTTCTTTTGGTATTCTTCTTTTAATCCTGGAACTGATTGAGCTTTGTTTACATCATCTACATAGAATGCAAAATAGTTTGCTTGATCGATAGATAATGTTTGTCCTTTATCTGACATTTCTTCAATAGTTATGTCAGTGCTAGAATTGTAAGCTCCGATTGTAGGTTCACCTACACCTAGGATTTTTACTGCACTTGCATATTTGCAATCTCCTTCATAATCTCTTAAACAGTTTTGAACTAATTTTGTTTTAAGTTCTAGGTCATCTTGAATTTTTTTAGACCATATAGTTTGAATAAAATTTGATACTGCCATTTTAAATCACTCTCCTCTTTCTTTTTTGAGAAGTTATGTTCTTTACCACTTATACATAGATCTTTCTATGGCTTTATATAAATCTGGGTTCTTATCTAAATCTTCTTTTGTGAATTTTAGAGCTTCTTCCCTAGAATAAAAATCTTTTACTCCATTGTCTTGTGTAGAAGTGCTTTTCATACTTCCCATTTTTTCAGCAGTTTTAGATTCTTTATGAGACTTTGAATAAAGTTCATAAATATCCTTCATGCTAGTTTTTTGGTTGAACTTACTAGCAAAGTCATTAAATTCACTTGAATCTAAAATATCGGCTTTAACACCAATAGTTTTTAATTCGTTTATTTTTTTCTCGTGGTCTATGTGATCCATTAAAGTAGCAAATACTACTTTTTCTTGAGCATTCATATTATTCCAGCCTTTTATAGCTAGTCTGTTTGCTTCTGCATCAGCATCTCCACTTTCAATTATTTCTTTAGCTTCATCTTTTGCTAAAACTTCTAATTGATGTTCTGTTAGCCCTGGTTTTACTCTTTCAGGTAATGTAATACCTTGTTCAGACCAAAACTCTCTTAACTTATCTTCTGCATCAGTTATATCTGTTGCACCAAGACCAGTCTTTAGTACTTCTTCAGTACTTTTATACTTCGATAGTTCTTTTTGAAAATCTCTTTCTTTGCGAGCTAATCTTTTTTGAACTATTGCATCTACTTCTTCTTGAGTAAATGTTTTAACTTCTTCTTTTTCTTCAGGTTCGATTGTTTCTTTGTTTTCCTCTACTTCTTCAGAGGTATCAGTTAGTTCTATACCTTCCCCAATTTCTTCTGTAGTTTGAGTATCTACATTTTCAGTTTCGTTAGTTTGTTCTAACATTTCATTTTCTTCCATTTAATCCTCCATTTAAAGTCTGTCGACTGTATATTCCATCTTCTTTTACCCTCATACAATGTTTGGAGCAATATAAAAACTACATTGCTGTAGTTTCTACCATTTGATTACCTTGAGCTTCTATATTTGCTATATCTTGCTCGTTTTGCATTATTTGATTACTTTGTTCCATCATTTGATTAGCAGCTGCTTGCATTTCTGCTATTTGTTGTTGAGCTTCTTGTCTATCCTTGATTATGATTTCAAGTTTTTGTTTAGGCATTACACTATCTTCTGGAAGTAGTTTTACATACTCTTCAAAACTTATCTTTCCATTCATAAACAAGTTTTCTATAGATTGTTCTACTGCAAACTTATCGTATGGCGATTTAGGTGTAATATCTACTCTTACAGTTGCTTGTAATTGTTCTAATAACTCAATACTTATTCTATTTACTTCTACTTCTTCAGGATTACTATTATCTACTACCTTTAATCCATCTTCTGCATATGTTTTCCACATATCTAGGTATATTCTTGCTAAATCTTCTATCATTGTCTTTAATGCTAGAGTTTGTTCACCTAAAGGCATATTAGAAGCTTGTTGTACTGCAAGTATTGCTCTACCAGATGCATCTTCTGGATTAACATTACCTGTAGCAAGTTCACTAGAGTTATTTAAATCTCTTGTAGTTGATATTAACTCTTGTTGTAGGTTATTAGCATCGCTACTCATTTGTGCTGGTGTTGTATAGTTGTATGCTTTTCTAACATCATCTATTTGCATACCAGTAAACTTAATAGTTGCTCCTACTTCATTAATAGCATTTGGATTTTGTACTCTATCAATTAGAACTGCTTTTTGTGGATAAGCTGTATTCTTAACTGTTAATACTCTTCTCATTAGAGTTTTATTTATTTCTATTTGGTTTGGTATTAAGTATTTAACTATACCTATACCTCTTGAATATCCTTCTACTTCTTCCCATACCATATGTACAAGTGGATATAGGCTTAATCCTGAATCAGTATCTTCTTGTATATCTACATATTTAGTAGCTCTTTCAAAATGAACTGTACCATTTTTCTTATACATCTTAGTAAGTAAAGTACACATCTCATCTACTTCTAATTTTGCATGGTCTCCAGATTCTTCAAAGTTATCTGAATCCCCTTTGATATTTGTTATTTGGTCTTCACTTACACCTTTTCTTCTAGCTAAATCTTGTACAAAACTTACTGGTCTTCTCATTTTAATTATGATATATGGTTGATTCTGAATATCACTTGAATTTTCATTTCCATAACATATATCTACTTTATTTAGAACTTCATTTACTGGATCATTAGTCTCATCATCATAATCCACATAAATAATACCTTCATCATTTATTGCAGCTTGTTTTGATACTTTTCTTAACTTATAATCCATGCTATCTTTTTCAAACACTCTTGAAGCTCTTTTATTAAGTAAGCTACATACATCACTACCTAATTTAGCCATTTCTTCATTATCAAAGTTATCGCTTGAATAATTTATGCTCCATAGGTTTTCATTTATAGTTCCTACATGGTGTTTTACTATTGGTTTAATAACATTAAATGATACTGGTTCTATTGTTCCAGATTTTAATCCTTCCCATTGATTTCCATTATAGAATCTATAGTTTCTATCTGTGTCAGTATACATATTTTGCATTCTGTTATAATTGACACCTTTTTCATATAATCCCCATAGATTTGTTTGTTCTATTTCTTTGGTATCCATCTATTAAACCTCCTTCTGATTATTACTTGTTCCATCATAATTTTCTATATTTGATAAAACTGTGTTATATTTATCTAATTCATCCTTTGCTTTCTTATCTTCTTTATGCTCTTTAACTATTTTTACAGGATTTAAGGTAGGTAATTTTATTTCTTGATTACTTGATACCTTTTGCCCTAATTTAGCTCCTAGAAAGAAAGAAATGCATAAAAAAACACCAAATATGGTGCATGTTAATACTGTTTCCATTATTTACCTACTTTCTTATCTTTAGTATCTTTCTTTTTAGGTTTTATTTCTTCTAATGTTTTTTTAACAGTTTCTTCTATTATTTTATCTGTTTCTTCTTTTCCTATGACTTTTTCACTCATTGCTATTAGCTTTCTTAATACTGCTTTTTTCATACTATTACTATCTCCTCTCCTATTTCTCCTTCTGGTGGTTTCTCTGTGTTGAAGTTAAATCTATATGGTGTAGTTATTGGTTCTTCCATAAATACTACTTGAGTTCTTATATAATGAGCTATTGCTAATCCCATCATTTGGTCATCATGTCCTCCTACTGGAGCTTCTATTCTACCTTTTTCATTTCTTATGATGGTTAATAACTCCTCTAGTGTATCTTTGTCATTGATTAAATCAATATGTTCTCTTACTATTTCTATTAGACTAGATAATATCGTAGGTCTTGTTATACTTGTTGTCTTGAATCCATATCTCTTTTCTGTTCTACCTGTATATTCATCTATCTTTTCTCTTACATATTGATTCTTATATCCTAATCTTTGTAATTCCATTAGTGGGAATGAATCAAAGTTAGCTTCTATACCAATAAGTGCATCTTTGTAATACTTTCCTAAACAATACATTTGCTTTGTATATAAGTCTGCATCAAATTGTTGTTTTAATGTTGCTACTTGCATACCTGTTTTAGCATCTAGTACATGTCCTGTATAGTAATCACTGCCATCTCCTGCAGTATCTCCACCTATACAGTATTTTGTCTGTACTGGACTATCTGGTACTTGATAGATTCTTATATACCCATTTGGATCATTTACCCATTTGATATCACTTATCTTTTGTCCTGCTGGTTTCTCATCATTGTATGTATATGAAAAATACCCAACCTTTAGTGGTTTAGGTATTATTTCCAATCTTCTACTGATATTTCTTGCATCAAATACAGTCTTTCCTAATACTCCCCATTGTCCTAAACAATATACATTGTAATAGTACTCATCTGTATCTTTATAACTCTCTAATAATTTTTTGTAATCTTCATCTAGGAACTCGTTGTCTTTATATGTACTGTGTACTATACATATATTATCTTGTGGATTATCAAAAAATCTTCTTTTTAGCCAATGATTTATATCTATCGGGTTGAAACTTATCATTATTTGTTTATGTGTTCCTTTACCTCTTAAACGAACATCTAATTGGTTAAAATCACTTTCTTGTATCTCTGATGCTTCTTCTATCCATATATCTGTTAATTCGCCTTTACTAAACGTTATAGATTTCAATTTTTCTACATCATCTAGTCCAGCAAATATTATTTCATTATTATTTAATAAACATTTTATTCTTAAATCACTTTCATTTATTTTAAAATATTTAGATAACTTCCATTTAATTATTATTTGCTTTAGTAATGCAAATGTTGAATCTCTATTTGATTTGCCTGTATTTCTTACTACCAATAAATTAAATTTCTTTCTTTCAAGCATATGATAAACAATGAATTGACCTATTGTATAGCTCTTACCACTACCTGCTCCACCATAGAATATTAAATATCTATGTGTATCGTTTATATATGGTAAAAACTTTTTATTAAATACCTTTTTAGATATTTTAATATTGACACTTGTCATTCTTCATCATCTATTTCTATTTTTATGTCTATATGATTATCTACATCGGCTTGTATCTTTTGGATGTATTCTCCATCCATTTTATTAAGAATATCTATAGCTTTCATTCTACTATCATCATTAGTTCCTGTTTTAACTATTTCTGTAAGTATTTCCTTTCTTCTAATAGCAGATATTATCTTCTCGTTATTAGCCTCATTTCTTAGTTCCTGTATTCTTGTCCTTATCTTGTCCTTTTTAGCTAATAAAGATGCTTTTTCATTTATAGTTTTATCTGTCATATTTTTTGCATTGTAAGAATCTTTGTATGCATCAGTTAATGTCATACCTGAAAATACATCAATACAAAATTTTTCTTCTTTTGCTGTTAGCATATTCATCACTTCCTATTTAGAGTTTTGTTTCTCATATTTTTATAATTCTATTTTTTCTATTTCAGCTCTTACTTCTAGATAATATAAGTATTGCCCCATAGCTCCTTTTTGCTCTTTTAATAGTTCAATAGAAACCATTGGATCAAAATCTAAAGTTCCAGCTTCATATTTAATTACCATTTTATGTAATTTGTTATATCTATTTTTTACTTGATAATATTCTGCTCTAAATCTATCTCTATAGTCATCACTATTCATTAAATCTACTGTATCTTTTAATTCCACACTATTCACCTCTTAATCTAGCTAATTCAGCTTCTAATTGACTAATTCTATCTTGTTTTTGCTTTTCAGCTAACATTGTTTCTATTTCTTTTTGATTAACTATTTTAAAATTATATTCTTTAAATAATAAATTTCTTATTAATTCATCTCTATCAAACTCACCGAATCTATTTCTTAATAGATAATGTACTGACTCTTCCTGATAAAATACTTCTATACATTCTTCTTTACTTATTTCATCGTTATATAACATTGTGAATATTTCTATTGCATTTTTCATATCATAACTCCTTTATTTCCACTTCTACATAGTCTTTATCATCAGATATGTATTCATGTACTATTTTTTGTATGAATTTTACATTGTCATCTTCTATTCTTTTAGATCTTACTAATCCATCTATTATATTCTTTGCTAATCTTCCATCTAAATCAGCAGTTTTACTTTTCATATGCCATTTAAACTTAATAGCTATTGGATATTTTTCTATCTTTGGTATTTTAGTAAATTCTAAAGCTGATAACTGTGTTTCTTTTTGTTTTATCTTGTTAGCTATATGATAGTTAGTTCTACAAGCATTTATATAGTTGTTTATACTTTCAAACTTATAATCTATCTTTATAGTTACATGATATTTAGCTTGTCCTGTACATGTGTTTATCTCTGGACAAGTTTTACATAATCCTTTCATACATCTTTTTGTTTCCATTTTTCATATTCCTTTTTGAACATCATACAAACCCTCAACTGCTATTTAGATGTTCCCAGTTTCCCTTTTTCTCCCAAAATAAAAGAACATATTTCTATGTTCTAATTGTTAGGACTAGCAACAATATGTTCCTAATCACTGAACCTAATAGTGCTACTAACAATATACATTCTCTGAACCAAGATATATGTAGTAGCTATAAATTGTCTAGTATCTAATTATAGATACTGTACTAATGATATTGAGTTATTCTGCTCGACCTACCAAAACTGCATTTCACTCCTCTTAATCTATAGATTTATGTATCCTTCCCTAGTAGGTCACTATAGGTTCTTACTACTATAGCCGAGTATATCATCAGTACACTATCCACAAAAAAGATAGTGCTGAATTGGCATTCATAAGTTTATCAGTGCCTATTATAAGCACCATTGAATAGATATAGACATTGGTTCAAGGATACCCTTGATAATCGTTTCCTTTGGTCTTAAATCGTTTCCCATACTAGAAGTTGTGTACTTAAACTTCTTTACTTAAGACATTATTCACTAATCTCGAGTTCGTGAGATTATCAATGTACCGATTATATCTACTCAATGCTACCTATAAAGGTAGCTAGGAGCTTGTTTTAATGAAAAAACAAAAAAATCTTTATGTGGCTTCACTTTCATTATTCCACAATACTATTTTACCATATTGGTGTGGGAATTATGGGAATGTTGTATATATGTTCTTACTCTTTTGCTTATTGTAGTTCTATCTGAATAAAACTTTCTCCCTATTTCTTCCCAATTCTTTAAATCTAGGAATCTCATTCTAAAAATTGTTCTTAATTCACTATCCTCTATTGTTTTTATATAATTTTCTATTTTAATATATTCTTCTAATGCTGATATTCTTGCATTTATCCATTGTTCTTTTAATATTATAATTTTTTCTTGTATCGAACTTATTTTATGGCTTCCTCCAGGCATGTCTTTTATTTCAATACTTCCTACTCCATTTCCTAATTTTGCTATTCTTTCCTCTAAATCTTCTATTTCTTTCTTAAGATGAAAATATTGTGATAATTCTTTTTCTGACATATATACCTCCTATTTTACTCTTATAGTTCTATTTTGCTTTTCTATCCAAGTAATATATCCTTTTCTTCTTAATTCTTTCAAATGATGCAAAGTTGTAGCTGGGCTATTGTTTCCTAATTCTTTAGCTATTTCTCTTACTGTTGGTGAATAACCTTTTTCTTTTATAAATGTATTTACAATAATCAAACATTCTTTTTGCTTATCTGTTAGATCTTCCATTCAATAACTCCTTAACCTTTCCTTTGTCTTCAATACTGTCAAATAACTTGTTAGCTACTTCTATGTATTCATTTTGTGTCTTATTAAGTTCCTGTGTTAATATTTCAATCTTCTTTTGTAAATATATTGCTTCTCTTGTTAATTCTTTTTGTCTATTTGTCATATTTTATTCTCCTTTGCTTTTATTCTCTATAATCATCATATATTTCTAATTCTCTTATGTTATTATTTTTAAAGCAGGTACTTAATATAATGTCTCCATATTTATCTTGTAGTTCTAATAATTCTTCTAATGAATTTATTTTAATACACCATATTTCAGCATTAAATTCTCTATAAATATGTTGATGGTCAAACTTATTGTTTGCAGGTATTATTTTGTGATTAAATCCTTCTTCAAGCCATTTTTTTTCTCTTGGTAATCTTTCGTTGTGTTCTTCAAATGTTTGAAATCCTCTCTCGTCTATTCTTATTATTTGTTTTTTGTATGCTTCTTCACAAGGCTTTTTATCACTCCACATTGATGTTCTTCTTATTTCAAATTCCATATCTATTTAATCTCCTTCACTTTAAAATTATCACCGTAATGTTTATTTATTTCATGACATAGTTTCAACGCTCTCCAAAACGAATTAAACTTAAATAATTTCAAATTTGCATTTATATCTGTATCATTGAAATAATAAGGTTCTTTTGGATATGCACTTCTATATACTCTATGTTTTCCTAAATCAGAATAATAATATAATGCCCTTTCTCCACTCATTCCTAGACTTTTACCATTTACATTAAATTGTTCTTTGCTTGGTGCAATGCAAACATAGCTATTTTTAATCTTTAACATCTGAATCTTCCACCTTTTCTATATTTATTCCAAACACAAGTTTTATCATCAATCTATGAAACCAATTAAACTTTTTTTCTAAAAATATTGTAAAATTGTTTACTACTATTTTTGATTGGTAATTTGGCTTTTCTAATTTAAACTCAAATGTTGTATCTCCTATTTCTCCTCTAATGCCTCTTTCATTCATCTTTATCTTCTCCTTGTAATATAACAATTCCCATAGCACATAACATTTTTGCTTTCGTATCTTCATAAAAATCTAATTGTTCTAATTGATATTTAAAATATTCTATTGCTTTTTCATTTCTTGATTTGTAATCTCTTAATTGTTGTCTTTCATCTTTCCATATTTTAAATTCCGAACTATGTTCTTCTTCATATTTATCACATAGTTCTTTTAATCTTTTATTTTCTTCTTGTAATTGTTTAATTTCTTTTTGATAATCTTTTATTTCAACTTTACTTTCTAATTCTTTTATTTTTTTATCTATATCATCAAAAATAGGTTCTTCTATATAATCTTTATAATATAATTTTTCTAAATAATATTTTAAACTTTCCCAATTTGTATCTTTAATTGTATTTTCTTCTTGTAAATTAGTTATGTAATCTACCCATTCTTGAGCAATACTACCATCTAAAATATCTTCAGGATAACATTTTCTATCTGCTACTCTTTGTAAGTCATTTATTATTTCTTTTATTTCATCTTTCAAACTAATTCACCTACAATTACCCTTTCATCAGTTTCAATATTTTCACAATAAATATAATTATTTTCTACATAAAATCTTAAATACTTTGCTTTTTTTAATTCCACTATATCTATCATTATTACTCACCTACTTTATAACCTAATTGCTTTAAATAATTCTTATACTTGTTTTTTATTCCATCATCATCAAACCAACAAAATCTTATACTACTACCCCAATTTAATTTATCTATTCCTATTAAGTTTAAACATAATAAATATTCTTCATATTTTTCAGCAAGTAGTGTTGGTTGTTTTCTTTCAATAATAGCAATTATTGTTTCATATAATAATTTTCCCCATTTTAATTCCATATCACTATCATAAAATGTAGTAAATAAACTGCAAAACCATATATATCCACACTCTTCTTTTGTAAACATTTTTTTAGTTTCTTCATCACAAACATATTCATAATAATTTTCAAAAGTTTCAATACAATCTATAATTTCTTCATTCATTATTACTCACCTTTGCTTTCTAAATTTAATATTTTTGCAACAGTTTTCCAAGTTTTATCTTTTTTTGCTAATTTTAATATAACTTGTTTAGCGATAGGATCATAAACAGCATCTGAATTTACCATTGCTAATACAAAACATATTAATAAGTAAAACATTTTTATAGCTAATAAAGAAACTATAATCATTATATCTATTAGTAACAGAAAACTTGTTATTTCATTCATTATTACTCACCTTTTTCGTTGATTGTTAGAGTAGTTGTTTCTCTATTATCGTACATTCCATAATGTTTTTCAGTATAATAAACTATTTTTAATGATTTGATTTCTTCTAATTCTAATGTCTCTAATAATTTTATTAACTCTTCTTTTTTCATTTGCTTACCCCTTTCTATTCATCTATTAAATAACAATTATTTGCAGACAACAAATAAGTTTTATTACCACTAACAACTTGTATTTGCTCTCCATCATAATCGTTCCATTTATCTATTTTTAATTCAAATTTATCTCCGCTATAATTACATACTGCCTTATCAAAAGTATACTTAAAATCAAATATTTGTTTATTGCATCCTGTAGCAAATAATACTACTGCTGCTATAATCATTACATATAATAAATTTCTTTTATTCATATTACTCTCCTTTATACCATTTTTTCCAATTTTCTATTCTTTCTAACCTTTTTATTTTGCTATTTTTCTTATAGATTCTATATGATATTAAACAATAGATCATAATTGTAAAATCAATACCATAAGTAAATCCCCTAATAGTAGCATCTTGTATGAAAACATTTATAATAATTATTATCATTGCAAACCAAGCTAATATTACATTTAATATTCCCATAAAGTGATGTTCATCTATTTCATGATGTTCTTTAGCAAATTTATATAATTCATCTTCTGTGCTTGTTTCACTAGACATTATTGCTTTGTTATCTTCGCTATAATAAGCATATAAGTCATCAAACTTTTTGAACAATACCCATTTAGGATTTTTCCAATCTGATTCATAACTGATTGATAAATGATATTTATTTCCTAATAATTTTCTTATTTTAAATTCATTTTTCACTTGTTTTCCCCCTTACTTGTTAAATAAGTTTTCTTATAATGCTCTAATCTGCATATTATCAGGTCTATTTTATTTTCTCTACAGCTATTTCTATCATCCAGTATTCTTTTTACTTCTGCTTTCAAATCTCTCCAGGATACATTCATTTCATAATATGTTTTTCCACAAGGTGCTGTATTAAAATTGTATTTAATCATACTTATTCTCCTTTGCTTTCTAAATTTTCTTCATAGGAATTTTGTTTTAAACATTTTATAAAATCTTCTAATTCAACTTCAAATACTTTTTCAGGTTTATTATATGGATTTCCCCAAGCCTTTGGTCCTGCATATCTATAACCACTACCATTTTTATCCCATATTTGTAATGAATAACCCTCATTTCCTTTTACAAAGGCTATTTGTACTTTCTTCATACTTATTCTCCTTCTTTTAGTTTAAAATCCACATCAGGTACTCCTAAATAGTCTAGGAGTTCAATATAACAATCATTACATAATGTACATAATTTCTTAACTCTTTGTCCTATATGTCTATCATATATACCTACATTTATTGTTTTTCTATCTGCATATCCAACTATTGAACCATATCTAACACATGGTGGAGTTCTAAAATTTGCTGAATGAATTAGTTTTTCTAACATTCTAGCTTTTTCTTCATCGGTTTTGTTTTGTAACCAATATTCCATCTAATCACACTCCACTTTAATTACTTCATATCTATCATCACTATTTTTTACTCTTTTCTTATATGCTGGTCTTAAATAAAAATCTATTGTTTTTTTCTTTACTTCTAGATATATAGCGAGTTCTTCTTTAGTTCCACCAAACATATATCTATCTCCTTTGTACAAAGCATATTGACTTTTTTTAGACATTTTCTTCCACCTTTTTCAATACTTTCATAAACTTTATACAGAACATTATTAATTCCTGCCTTGTCATAATAAACTTATCCTGGTTCTTACCTATTTCTTCTAAATACATTTTTGTTAGTTGATATATAGTTTCTTCTGTCATACTATTACCTCATTTTATAAAGTGCTACTGTTTTACCAGTATAAGAACATTTTTGTTTGCCGCAAGGTTCTACTAAACCTTGTATTGAAAGTTCTGTTAATCTAGGTGCTGCAAAGTTTCTTTCTGGAGTAGGAACATACCCTCTTTGACACATTTCTACTGCTATTTCTTTAGCTGTCATTTCTTTACCACCCTGTAGTATTTCTAATATTTGTCTATATCTTTTTTTCTTATCTACAGTATCATTAGCTTCTGATCTAGTTTCAA